CGAAGAAGGACACATCATTTACGACCTATGAAATCAGTATTAAGCGCGGTTGAATACAGGAAATCAAAAGAAAGCGAAGCAGCAAGAAAGACGTATTGGACTAGAGCATGGGTCGACTCACAAGGTGGACGGGAAATGACCGATGTCCACTACGAGCGCGGAGAGGGATACATTCTCTGTATCCGATCGAATAAAGAAGCGTTGCTGCATGGTGATACTTTTGAGAAGGTCTGGATACCCGATGTAGAAGAAATAATCAAACAACTTTCATGAACTGTACCTGCAAAGAAGCACTAGAACTCGAAGGAATGCACTATGCGTCATGCCCGAACGCACAGGCGATCGACCATAGTGAGTGCGATCACGCGGACTCAGGGGGCGATTTTACCGGCGCAACTGACGAACCAGGCTTCGCGCCTGACCGATAATATGAAATTTGCAAAAGGCCAAACGGTGTACATCCACGGGCTCTACGAAGGAATAGTGGAAGAAGACAAGGGTACAGTGGTGCTCGTGAAGCCCCTCGAAGGTGTCTCTGAGTTTTCCCGGGGTAAAATCTTCACATACGCCCGGTTTCACATCCGAGCAGAGCGTATTCACAAGATGAAAAACACCGTATAATGACCCAATGGCGCCCTGTCTGCTGTTGATCCGCTCGATCCTTGTGGAGATAGCATAGCAGAATATCCCTCCGGGGAAGCGGGCGAAAGCAAGGGAACATTCTGGAGTAATCCACCCTCGCCACGTTCCGGCAACGAGCCTACATGTCTAACCCAGCGTGTAGGCTTTTGAGTCCTCCGTAGAGAAACGAAGCAAAGAAAAAGCACCAAGGTATCATTCCTGGTGCTTTTCTGCCTCCTGAGTCAATTTTGAGGCTACTTTGTCGAAGACTTTCCTGTGTTAAATGTGTTGCTTGCCGAGCGAATGTCCATCCCAGCAGTGAGATTCGCAGTGTTGAACAAGGTTGACACTGACTCCGATCGTGCACTGATGCGTGCTTCTGCCTGCATTGCTTCACTGTACGCGGCGCTCGCCTTGTTGGTGAGATCATGGCTCGTATGCAATTTCACGCGCTGGACCGAGAAATCTCGGCACTGTGCCATGCTCACCGGGTCCTTCATGTCGTCCAAGATGGCTTTTTCGGTGGCATCGACCGGAGCGATGTAGGGTTTTGACTCAAAAAACGGTGCGATGAGAAGATCGTAGCCTTCCATCACCTTCGGGATCGTCACTCCACCGAGGATAAAGACGAAAAGGTAACTTGTAATGATGGCCGCGCGCTTCGCTTTCTGTTTGAACGTGAGCGGCTCCGCAGATTCTTGATAGGTCATAAGACTGATGCTAATTGGTAATGTTCCTCCTTACTCATTATAACGGAGTCACGAAGTCGCACAAGCGTGTAAAAAAGATTCCTGTGGATAGCGAAAGGGAACATATTGGAAAACCCATACAGAATATGGTATAATTGTTCTACCGTTGCTATTGTGCCGTGCAGGCAAGGACAACGTGGTCATGTCCCAAGGTGGCGAGCGAGACTCCAAATCTTGCTGCGAGTGGTTCGATTCCACTACCATGTGCAGAAAGGTCGTGTGCTCACCACTCGCGACGCCCTCGGAGGGAACATGTGTCGGTGCAATGACCTCCATAATCAAAAAACAAATGAAGAAGGGTTGGGCCGGGAAGCAGTCTTATAAAAAACTGCGCACCAAGCTCAATCGTGAGTGGAAACAAGAATTGCGGGAAAGGGAAAGGGTAGACCCGGATCGCTCATAACGATCTCTCAGTAGGTTCGAGTCCTACTCCCGCGACATGAAAACAGCAGTCAAAAAGAAACGAATCCGAAAACCAAAGGTAAAGAAACCCATCATGGACCCGCGCCAAGCGAAGTTTCTTGCTGCATACACAAATCCGAATAGTCCTACTTTCTCCAATGCTCTCAAGTCCGCTCTCCATGCCGGATACGCACAAGAATACGCTGAGAGTATCACCTCACAAGGCAATGAATGGCTCTCGGAAAGTCTTAGAGACGTAGAATTGCTCAACCAAGCCGAAAAAGTGCTCCAAGATACCCTTCGAGATGATTATGAGATCGAATCAATTATCGTTGAAGGAGAAGAAATAGGAGAAAAACGAAATCCGGCACTTGCAAAGATACGACAAGACAGCGCAAAATTCGTTGCGGAACGTCTAGGAAAGAACAAATACTCACAAAAGACGACACTGGAAGGTAATTTGAACCTCACAGTGAACCACTTAGAACGGCTAAAGCGCATTCACCATGTTGAAGAGCCTCAAGAATGAAGATGATGTAGTGCGCTGGCTTGCTGAATCGCCTGCGAACTTCATAGAGTTCATGTGGGAACTCACACCGCAGCCGCTCAAGCCGGAACGTGAGTTGCAAATGAAGATCGGACGCACTCTCAAACACGCAGAGTGGCAATCATTCATTGAGACGGTGGACAATTCATGGTTTGAGCCTTTTGTTCCCGGGAAACATATCACCTGGCAACAATGGCTCATCTGTCTTTGCTGGGAAAAGGCAGTGAAAGGAGAAGCATCCCGGAAGATCAGTATTGTCGCCGGGCGTGGAATCGGGAAAAGTAATATCCTCGGCGCGATCACGCTGTGGTTTCTCTACTGCTTCCCGCTCTCTCATGTGCTTGCGACTGCGGTGACCGCGGAACAACTCGAAGGAGCATTGTGGAAAGAGATTGCAATGTGGCTTTCGCGTATGCCGGAAGAGTATCGCTCCATGTACGAGTACAGTTCCAACCATGTACGCATGAAAGAAAGCCCGAATGCGTGGTATGCCCATGCCCGGACATCCTCTAAAGACCGCCCGGAGGCTCTTTCTGGTGTCCATAGTGGATATATTACCGGGATTGCAGACGAAGCAAGCGCTGTTCATGAGCGAGTATTTGAAATGGCGCAGGGTATTTTGACCTCCGGGAACGCCTTTCTTGTCATGATCTCGAACGGTACGACCAATTCCGGCTTCTTTTTCAACTCACACAATGCGAATCGCGCGGCATATCAGTGCCTCTCCTTCAATTCCGAACAGTCTCCGGTCGTGGATAAAGCCTTCATCGCGTCGATTATCGACTCGTATTGTATCAATGTACCACCGTCGCAGTACCATACAGTCACGGAATACCGCGTCAATGTGCTCGGATTGTTCCCCAAAGAGGGTGTCATGGATGATAAAGGGTACGTCAATCTCCTCGATGAGAAGGATATTATCGAAGAAGACTTCCCGGATGTCTCCTTTGTGGGGCATCGGGTCATGGGCGTGGACTGTTCCGGCGATGGAGATGACAAGAGCGCCTGGTGCGTCCGGGATCGGGTCCGTGCTGCCATTGTGGATGAGCAACTTCTGTCGACACCTTCGCAGATTGGTTCCCGGACGGTGACGATCGCGGAGAAGTACGATATCGAAGAGGAATCATTCCGTGATATTGTGATTGATGCGTTCGGAGTAGGCCATCCGGTCTCTCAAGAGGTCGCAATCATCACGAAAGGAAAAGGGCGCACGTATCCGGTCAACGTGGGAGATCAGTGCGAACTCGAATCAGATCGGGAATTATTCATGAATCAACGTGCAGAAGGCTACTGGAAACTGCGCACCTGGGTCAAGAAAGGAGGCATTATCGCTCGGCATAAGGGGTTGAAGACTGATTTACTCAATATCAAGTACCGCCGAGTCGGTAATAAGATCCAAATTGAGCCGAAACTCGAGATGAAGAAGCGCGGAATCAAGTCCCCTGACTACTCGGACTCTATGATGCTCACGTTCCTGCGCGATCTCCAAGCCCACCAACAGACCAAGGAAGAAATTTCCCTCATCAAGCGATTGGAGGATAAGTTTGATCCCCACAGTGTATTTGCAGATTAAAAAATGGTATAATATCACCCATGGCGAAACAAAAAGAGCAAGCACCTTCTGTCACCGAAGCAAAAAAAGAGTCAAAAGAGCCCATTTACACCAAGGCAGAAGAGCATTATCTCAAAGGATTACGCACCTTGCTGACCACGATGCAGACGGAGCGCGAGCAACGACGCCCGCAATTCGACGATATGACGTACTCTCAGTACGACGATCGCTGTATCAAGGCCGATATTTCATACATTCCTGCCGCAAAGAACAAAGGAGAGACTCGAATCGTGACCGGAATGACCCGGGAGAAGGACTCCACCTTGCTTTCGACCACGTTGTCCTATGATTTTGAGCCGAATTTCACCGCATACGACCAGAACGACCGCATCATCGACGAGATCGGTGAGGATATGGAAGATTTGGTGCGCAAGTCTCGTCAGATGGAAGAATACGACTCCAAGCGGCCACTGCTCTATCGCGGAATCATCTCGCGCGGGACCTATTATGCGATCGAACTCTATGTCGAACGCTTTGGCTATGAAAAAGAACTCCCGTCCGGCTATCTCAAGGGGCAAGTCTCCGGTGTCCAGTGGGTAGAACGCCTCAAGAAGGTCTACGAAGGACTTGAAGTAACCGGACTCGACCCGAAAAAGGTCTATCTCTCGAGTATGCGCGAGTTCTTCATCCAGAATCAGGACGCGGTGGCGATCGTGGAGCGGGTGTCCTATGACTCTGCCCGGGAAGTCTTCCAAGACTGGGAACGCTGGGAAAATGTCCCGAAGGACTTCACCTCCGTCGGCGCTGGTCTGGTGTCCGAATCCAATGGCGTGTGGAGCCCATTTTGGTCCCTCACCGAGGTGCAAAAGAACGAAGTGGAGAAGATCACTCTCATGAAGAAAAAGACGAATGAACTGCAAATTCTCTTGAATGGAGTGATGATGCTCCCGGTGGTCGACCTCGGCACAGACAAACAGGGCAATCCGATCGTCTCCGGCTTCCCGCTCACCTGTATTTCCCCGTCCGGTGATTATCCGGTCGTAAAGGGAGACTATGAACCGATCGACGGATTTGCAATCTCCAAGGGACAGCCCGCAAAGATGCTCGTCGACCAGGCAGTCCAAGATGAGTTTTTGAAACTCATGATCGAGAAGACCAAGCAGTCTTTCAAGCCGACATGGGTGAACAATTCAGGAAAAGTCCTCTCTCGGGCGAGTTTCTTGGCCGGGAACGTCCTCGACGACATCCGAAAGGATACCGTGTACCCGCTGCTCCAGACGGACGGAGTGACCGCAGGGGAGTTCTCGTTCTATCAACTCATCAAGCAGCAGATGGAATCGAAGTCCACCACCGCGCAGTATGATGGACAAGATACGGCGAACATGACCGCCACACAAGTCTTGGAGAACAAGAAGCAACAGGCTATGAAACTCGGACTTGCGCTCGATGGAATCATCCGCTTTGAACGCGATCTCGCGTTGCTCCGCTTGAAGAACATCCTTGTTCACTGGACCAAGGCCCAAGATGCCCGCATGGACGCACTCAAAGGCAATCTCGAAGATGTCTTCCGCACGGTGACTGTCGAGAAATCGAAGTACGGCAAGCACCAGAAGTCCCGCAAGATCATCAAGTTCACCAAGGATGTGGCCAAAATCAAGTCCGAAGATCCGAAAGGGTTTGCGATTATGGAAGCGGAGGAGAAGAACAAGAGAGCATCAGGCGTCGATGAGCGGTATTCCTTCATCAACCCCGAAGTCCTCCGAAACCTCAAAGCAACGTGGTATTGCACCATTCTTCCGAATGATAAGAAGGACGACACCCTCTCCCGCATGATCCTGGTTCAGAATATCCGGGAAGCGATCGAGATCTTTGGCCCTCAGTCCATCAATGCCGAGAAACTCAAGCAGCGCTTTGCCGCAGTGATCGGAGAAGACTACGACGTGTGGTTCACCTCGGAAAATGACATGAAAGAACTCCAATCCGCAATGCAAGGGAGTGATATGAAGAACCCCAGCCCGAAACCGTCCATGAAGCAAGCAATGAACGTTTAACAAATAACAGATCCAGAATGTTCCACAAGATCCGAAAGCACATAGCGATTTTACTTTATCCCGCAGCTCAGGAAGTAGGTTTTTTGCTTGATAGAAATGCGCAACTCTCTGAGTCAATGTTGGAATTTAGAGAAGAAAGCATGAAATTGATGAGAGAATTGGAAGAAAAACGAAAGCAAGTAGACGAAACCGATATCATGCGCGAACTCATGGGTACCGTGACGCTGAAACAGACGGAAACCGACGAAAACTACCTGATACCACTCACGATCGCGGAGATCCAAGCGTTCAATCGATGGGGAGCGGACCTCGCGCTCTCTCCCTGGTGGAAATACCTCGTCGATTGGGCAGTCAACAACCAAGCAGCCAAAACCATTGGAAGTGTTCTGAAATCAGAACGGAACGCCATCTTTGGTGCTGGTGTGGTGGATGGCATCTTGCTCCTTCGCGATGAGGTCGATAATCGCAAGGCAGCGCATGAGGCGTTTATCCAGAAGCCGGAACAGTTTGACCCATTTAGTATTATTCAGTAAATAGATTCTATGCCACAAAGTTACATCAACGATGTCGGAGAGACCGTCGAGGCCTACAGTGCCGAAGAGGTCGCCGCTATCAACGCAGAAAAGGCCGCAGCAGAAGCCGCAGCAGCAGAAGCCAAAGAGCACCTTGCAAAGAAAACGGACGAGTTTGTCCGCGCGAAGCAGGGATTGACCGGAGAGATCAAGAAACTCGCCGACATGAGCGAGGAAGAGAAAGCCAAGATGAGTGCAAGTGAGCAGGAACTCCGCGGCCGTCTCGAGCAGCAAGAGGAAGTGACGAAACGGGAGCGCGATGCCGCAAAAGAGGCCATGTTCATCGCTGTCGCCGGGTCCAACGCGGACCTGTTGGCGAAACTCAAGGAGAAGTATGCCCTAGTCACCCTTCCCGAAGGAACTACCGATGAGATCCGCACCAGGATCAACTCCGTTGCTCCGTGGGCATTTTCCGAACTTGGGATTGTCGAACGCAGACCCGTTCCGATCGAAGCCGCTATTTTAGGAGGTGGAGAAGCACCGCGCAGCCGAGAGGACGGAGAGACGCGCTTTGCAGACACCGAGAAAGGAAAGGCAGCAACAGAGCACTTTTTTGGAAACGTTTTACCCAAAGATAACAAATAAGCATGACCAAACCAGAAGAAAAGAAGGATGATGTGGTAGATACCAACACCGCCGCCGAAGGGTCCAAGGAAAAGGAAGAAGGCATGTTCCTTTCCAAGAAGGAAATGGGCGAACTCCGCGGAATCATTGCCTCGAGCGCCGAGAAGGATGCAACGATCAAGGAACTATCCGAGAAAGTAGCAGAGTTATCGAGCCGCACCAATGAATCATTGCCGGTCGAAGATCCGACAGTTCAGGTTGGCACGGAAGGAACACTCAAAAAGACACCGGATGGTCAGTGGATCATCGGAATGGTGAAAAAGCCCAATGGACGCTATGTGTATTCAGAGCGCAACCCGGGGAACCAGAATGAGTTTATCCTCTTTGTCGACCTCGTTGTCTTGGGCAAAGACAAGCCGGTGAAGACCATGTACAAAGACTTCATCGAGGATTATGCCCCGGAGAAGATCGTCTTTTCTCGCGCAATCCGCTTGCCCGCAGAGATCACCGCAGACGGGACTCGCGAGGAGGCTGCATACGACTCTGATACGGGTGAAATGAAGCCGACAGGGCGTCTCGTCAAGGCATCAGTCGTCAACGACACAAAAAAGCAGGTCGTAGTAGTATTGGATGGAAAGGAAGTGATTATCAACGAAGAATTCATCAACGCCTAATATGGAACTCGATACCAGTCTCGATCGCGCACGTGATGCGCATGTGCTCCCAGTCGTCGACCTCATTTACAAAGAACTCGCTGCGCTTCCCGATCTCAAGATGGGAATGCCGCCCGAGGGGGTGAGTGTGGATGAGTTCAAAACCGCAAAGGCAGAACTCTACAAGGACGTTTCATTCCGCATCATCAAAGCGATGCTTGAAAACGGTGTGAAATATAGCGAATTGCAGTATCTCTTCATGGCTGCGAAAGAGCCGGTGGATACGATCCGCGAGATGTGTCAAAGTATCATCGACGTGAAGTATGACGAGGCACTGAGCCAGTTTTACGGAGTCGAGGACACCACGGAAATCTCGGTCTCCCAGATCGAGCAGCAGTTGGTTGATTACAAGAACTCAAGAGAAGCATAGTATGGAAGAAACAAACAATGGGGCAACCCTCCCCACGGAAGCCGTGGTAGATAGTATCGTGACCGCAGAAGACCTCGCCTTGAACCCGGAGCTCGCTGCTGTCGGTGTTGAAGTAGGCGACGCTTTTGGAGTTGCTGAGGTAGAAATTCCCGCAGGATCGCCCACTCCCGAGCAGATTACACCGGAAATGCGCGAAGCGGGGATCGACGAGACTACGCCGATCATGACCCGGGAGGCTGTTGTTGCAGAACTTGGCGAGGAAGCCGTCAAAAAGATCGAAGACGAGGCAGTTGATGCTACGGAGGAAGAGCCGGAAGTAGAACTCGAGGTATCAACGCGCGACGCCGCAGTTTTGGAGCGCATCGTGCCGTTTGTCCAAGGAGAACTGTACGAAGGCCGGCAGTTGATCGCTGCGGAGTGGAACGGCGATAAACTCGTGGTTGAGAATGAAGATCACGTGAAATTCACGCTCACCGGAGAAGAACTCGAGAAATTTCTCGCATAACATGACCGAGCATTACGTAGAGTTCACCGAGGACCTGATCAAAGCCCTCGTTGATTATCCCGAAGAAGTCTCTTTGACGAAATCTTCCGACCACATGGGGATCTTGCTCGAATTGTCGCTCAACCAGATGGATATGGGCCGGGTGATCGGGAAGCGTGGAGAAACAATCCAAGCGATCCGCAGAATCATCCACATCATCGGGATGCAAGAGAATGCCCGGGTGTCCCTGAAAGTCTTGGAACCGTCCTAGGCCACTTATGCACAGAGAACACGTCCTCCACTGGACGTGTTTTTTGTTTCTCTTCATGGTATAATGTGTGCACTTCTGTAAAGACACAACCTTGAGTGGCGAAAGCCGGTCACACTTCTAAAAAAGACCACCTTCGAATATGCCGTTACCCAGCGTGTCAAATAAATGGGGAAGGATAGCACTAAAATGCTATTCTTTTGTTACAAAATTTATTTAACCAACGAAATATGTCTGTAAAATATCTTCGCGGTCCCTTCGCTGTCAAATGGTTCCCGAAAGCGGCTTCTGTCGCTATGTCGGCTGGAACCTTTGCGGCTCGAAACGCTGCGGGTGCAATGACGTTTGCTTCGGCAACAAGCACTGAGATCACCGGCTTGCTCATGCGTACTATCACGTCTGCGGACGCGGATTACGCAGGAACCAACGATATCCCTGTGATGGTCCCTACGGAGGACACTGTTTTTCTCGCATACGGCGAGGCTCATAGCGCTACGGCGGCTATGAATGGTGAGTTTATTGACATTTCGGACGCAGATACCCTCAATGGTGGGGCAAATTCGCTCGAAGTGATCAAGGTCGAACGCTACATCGATGCAAATACCTGTGAATTCTCCATTGTGAAGAAGTCCGGTGTCGCTGCGTCAACGAACGCAGACTAATTTAGTCCTCTAACCTTAGTATTATGAACTATCCTAACCCAGGAAATCAGGGAGTCTCGCTCAACACACAGACTTTCCCGGAACTCTACGATATCGTAGACAAGAATTTCACCACGCTGCGTGAACTCGTCCCGGAGGTGGCAGAGAAACTCTTCATTGTTGAAGACGCTCCGATCCCTTCCCCGGACCAGGTGCGCTACGACGAGTACGATGTCGACACGTTCGCATCGCGCAAGCCGGAAGCACAGAACACCACCGCTCGCAACATGGCAATCGGTTACTCCGTCACGGTCCGCCCGCTTCGCTTCGGCAAGAAGGCAATCGTCACGAAGGAAGACCGCTTGCACAGCCGTGATCGCCAGGTGTCGAACGACCTCACGTCGCTCGCCTCGGTGGTTGCACAGCGCAAGGAACTCGATTTGACTCACGTAATCACGTTCTGTACGGCTACGTCGTATGTGAACATGGAAGGTGAGACCATTTCGACTGCTGTTGGTGACGGTTTGGCACTCGCTTCGACCGTTCACACGCTCAAGCACAGTGCAACGACCTACTCCAACCGCCTTTCGGGAGATCCGCTCTTCGCACCTGGTGCAGCGGATGCCATGGAACTCATGGGCAAGACGCAGATCATGAACAATTTCGGAGACCGCCGTGTCATGAAGTTCGATACGATCTTCTGTGCGGACACTCCGTCCTTGTACAAGGCAATCAAGCGTCACTACGGCTCCTCGTCGGATGACACCCAGAACAACTCTGGCGTCATGAACGTCGATATGGGCAAGTACAACCTTGTGATCCTTCCGTACCTCGCGACGACCGCAACTGGTGCCTATGACTCAACCAAGAAGAATTGGTGGGGCATGGTCGCTACAAGCGCCGGATCGACCGGAAACCGTTGGCAGGCATACCTCCGCTACTGGGAGCGACCGTACTTGGTCTCCCCGGAAGAGGGAAACACCAAGAACGGCGACAACGATACTTGGGAGTTCCACACCCGTGGTTACTACTCCAAGGCTGCTGTCGGTGCTCGTGGGTTCATGGTCTCGTGCCCGGTCTCTTAGTCACTAATGTGGCGTAGTTTATGAGGGTACTCGGTTCCCGGGTACCCACTAGGACGGAGGATGGAACTACCAACCACAAGAAAAACACAACATGCTTGAAAACATGGAATCAGGTTACGGAAAGGGGAAGATCAATACGCTTCCTTTCACGACCGGGAAAACCTTTGTGCTCGTTGGCTCCGCAAGTGCCAACAAAAGCCTCATCGAAGCCGTTTATGGCGTTGATAAGGAGGGTGTTGCGCGTGTATACACTACGTATGCGCTCGTGAACGCTCAAACGGTCGCAGGACGTGGAGACACGATTATCCTTGCACCGGACTTTACCACTGCTCCGTCGGCCGCAGAACTCCTCTCGCTTGAAACGAAGGGCGTCTCGGTTATCCCAGCAGGAAAGAGTCAGGTTGCTCCGGGCGTGTACCGCGCGTATCGTCAGGCTGCAACGCTTCCCGCAACTGCCGCAACACCGTACTTTACGGTTACCGGCCGAGTGAAGATCGTGCAGATCCTCGGAGAAGTGACCACTGTGGTCCAGACCCAAGCGGACAATGCAAAATTGATTGCAAATCCGACGGTTGGCGCGGATGTGGATCTTTGTGCAGTGAAAGACATCACCGCTGCCGCTGTAGGTACGCAGTTGTCCATCACGGGAACCCTTGCGAACGCAATGGTTCAGACCGCTTCTGGTGCGCTTGTCTATCAGGCAGCACCGGTTGTTGTCGCAGCGGGTACTATCGATTTCTCTACTTCCGCAACCAACACTGGTGCAACGAAGTGGCTTGTCGACTACCAGCCGATCGATCCGGGCGCGATTATCGTCGCAGCCTAGGTTCTGCTCTCACTCTCTTCTTCTTTCGAGGAGGAGAGTGACGAGAGCGGAAAATTATTCGTTTTCTATCCAATATCATGGAATATCTACAAGAATCAGCGATCTACGACGGAACCGGGGTGCTTCAAGCGACGTTTACCGCAGCCGCGGCGACCGATCTCATAACGGCAAACGCACACGGGCTCTCCGAGGGGGATATTATTCACGTCTCGAGCGCAACAACGCTCCCGGCTGGTCTCTCTGCGTCGACAAATTACTTCGTTACTCAGCCGACGACAAATACCTTCAAGCTCCAGGCTGCGCTTGGTGGCGCGATTGTGAACATTACCGACGCCGGGACCGGGACGCACACGTTCACACTCAAGGGGCGCGTCAAGATGGTCCAAGGTTTTCGCCATCTCGAACTCCACACCGATACATCCGGGACCGCAACCATGACCTTTAAGGTCCAAGGATCTGATGCAGAAGTGATGCCGAACTTCAACGCAGCACAATCAGTGACGAACCGATGGGATTACATTGAAATCAAGGACCTCCAGGATGGTACTGCGATCGACGGAGATACCGGTGTTGCGGCCGCTGGTGCGGATGACCATCGCATGTTCGAGATAAACGCCAATTCTCTCCGCTGGGTCAACGTGGTTGTTACTGCATGGACTCAAGGAAAACTCCGCGCAGGGCTCTCCGCTACAAACGACTAATCTTTCACCATGGAAACATCTCAAGTAATCAAAGAAGAGGAAGCAAAACTCGCTGAACTCGCGAAAGAGCAAAAATCCAAGGCAGATAGCCTTAGCCGTCTTCAACTTGAGACGGAAGCACTCATTGAGGTAAACAAAAAGGCTTCCGCAGAGGCAAAAGAGGAAGAAAATCGCCTCGAAACACTCAAAAATATCGTTTCAGAGGAGGAAAAGAAGGTCCAACCGATCCGAGATGAGCAGGAAAAGGCCTCCAAGGAGCTCAATGACGCTCAAAAAGAGGTTTTTCACGTGAAACAAGAGATCGAAGCGCAGAAAATCGTACTCAAGAATATCATTGCTCAGTCGGAACTCGCTCGAGCAGAGGCAGACAAACGCCAAAAAACTGCCGATGCCGATTTTGAGGCCGTGTATGCAGAGAAAAATGCGCGAATCACGGCACTTGAGAGCAAAATCTCCGAACTTGGAGCACAGGTGAACACTGTGGAGAGCACTATTGCTTCAAAGCAAGCACTTATTGCCCCACTAGAAGCGCAAATCGCCTCTCTGCAATCAGAAATTGCTCGACTCGACACATTGCTTGAAAGTAACCAAGATGCGCTTGCAGGGGCAATTTCAGCGCAAAAAGGGATTGCGGATACGATAGGAGCAGCAAAAGAGCATCTCGATCTTGTGGACGGACAGGTCCGCGCAGCACTCCAAGCGAAAATTGATGCAGAATCGGAACTTGCCGTGGTCAAAGCGGAACTCGACGGGAAGATCGCGGAGCGCATCATGGTCGTCCAACAGCGTGAGGATCTCGACACTCGAGAAAAATATCTCAAAGATCTTTATCAGAAAGCAGGAATTTCATGGTAAAAAAACTCTCAATCAGTATATTGCTCGGAATCTTAATGGTGATGCCATTTCAGGTGTTTGCTGCACGTACTGATGGGGGAATGTGGGACCAGATTTCAAACTACATCCAGACAAATTGCGTCGGAGGCTGTAACGTCCTAGTCAATGGAGTGAGTAAGTACCTCAACTTTGGGACAGTTTCCGGTACGAATGGATATGGCTTCCGGGACAACGCAGGAACGATGCAATGGAAGAACAGCGGTGGAGCATGGGCGAACATAGCAGCCGGAGGTGCAGGATCACAAACACCGTGGACTTCCGACATAGACGGAGCCGGATATACATTGAGTAACGCATATTTGACCGCAACGGCTACAACACTAGACCTTGCAGGTGTGACAAACTCTCTTGTATATGCAAATGGAATTGGTCGTCTTACTTCGATCGCAACAACATCTCTCGGACTTCCCACATTTTCCGACCTTTCATCCTATCTCACCATCTCCTCCTGGTACGCGACTACAACCGATGGACTCGATGAAGGACTCACCAACCTCTACTTCACCAACCCGCGTGTCCTCACCTATCTCGACACCCTCTCCAAGGGATATTTCTGGTCTACAACAAGTGCGGATCACTGGGACACGACCAAGAATCGCTGGGCGACGACCTCATCGGACTACTGGTTTTCATTGAAGACCACCACCAACCTCCCCGAAGGTTCCAATCTCTACTACACCTCCGCACGTGCTACGACATCCTTCAATACACTCATTGGCGCAATCGACAAGGGATACTTCTTCTCCACCACCTCCGCTGATGCATGGAAACTGACCAAGGACTTCTGGGCGACTACCAGCGCAGACTATTGGTATACGCTTCAAAACAGAGCATCATCTACGCTCTATGCTGATATTGGTACATGGACAAACACGCAGAGCATGAGTATCACCGGACTTGCAGGTTCCGCAACAAAACTCGCAACGGCTAGGGCTATCAACGGAGTGAACTTTGACGGTACGGCTCCTATCACTATCACCGCAGCATCGTCAACACTACTTGCGAACTCGAATACATGGAGTGGGTCAAATGTCTTTGGGAATGCGACATCATCCACGTTTGCAATCACGAATATCAACAGCGGGTTGCTTCTTAAGACCACAACCGGTGGAGCAATCGTTCCCGCTTCCGCTGGGACAGACTACCAAGCAGCAGGGTCCTATGTGACGACATCTCGCAATATCAATACGACGTATCCGCTTGGAGGAGGTGGCGACCTTTCAACAGACCGCACACTCACACTCGCATTTGGCACGACTACCTCGAACCTCTGGGCAGGAACGCAGACATTTACCAATGCACCTATTTTCTCTTCCCTCACCGGTCTTTTGAAAGGGAACGGAGCAGGAGCACTGACTGTGGCTGCAAACGGAACGGACTACTCCCTCATCACCGCGAATACTTGTGGTTCAGGTCACTTTTCAAGCGTCACTGCTGCTGGGGTGTTTACATGTACTGCTGATAGTGGAACTGGAGGTGGGGCATCTCAATGGGCGACATCGACGCTCTTCTCCAATATGATACATACCGCTGGAGCACATGGTGTCGGGATCGGGACAACCACACCGATCGGCGTACTTTCCTTGGCGTCTTCTTCGGCTGTCACGCAGTGGTTCAACCACACTGGAGCATCGGCAAATAAACGTCTCGGCTATATCAGTTGGGCGAACGGACTCTTTGATTTTGGAACCTCAAGCGATGCAGGTGCGACCACTTCCTGGCTCAAAATGGAAGAAGGAACCACTACCGTGAGTTCTCCTGTTCTGGCAGTCACAAATGGTGGATACACATCTCGTCTTATCGCAGGAACTGGCACATCAACACTTCCCGGAGGGATCAACCTCCAATCAGGCTGTCTAGCACTCAATGGAACATGTCTCGGGACCATGGCACTCTCTGGGTCTATCGGGCAGACGCAGTATTACTCAGGAGTGAACACCGCAGTCGGAACCTCGTCGCTCTTCATCGCGACCTCTCAGAATGTTGGAGTGGGAAGTACGAGTCCATTTGCGAAACTGTCTGTCCAAGGAACAGCTGGTCTTGGTACTCTCTTTGCTGTCGCATCCTCAACAAACGCACAACTCTTCAATATAGACCATCGGGGTTATGTCGGTATCGGCTCATCGACCCCGTGGGGGGTGCTCTCTATCATCGACCCGATAGGCGGAAGTCTGTTCAATCCCGGTGTTATCACTGCGACATCTACGGTAGACCTTCCGTTCTTTGGATGGACTGCAAGTACGTCCGCAGCCGCTGGGTCTGAAATAAGAATCCTCGCAGGGAATCCGTCCGCATACATGTCTCACGGTGATTCATTCGACCAACTCCTTATCAACGGTCGCGTGAATACAGGTGATTGGAAACAGTTAGAGTGTGCAAGTGATTTCAATAGCAAGACCGCGCAAATCACTTCTGATATCACTGGGTCAGTGATGTCGGTAGCACTCGGAAAACCCTGCGGAGACTTCTCGTACATTGAAGATGCTAACGGTGTTGCAGACCAAGTCGTCACGACTGGCTCTGGATATGTCCGCCTACGCCCAGGGGCGACTGGGGCGACCGTCGTCGCAGGTGATGGAATTGGGCTTGCAGGGACAACCGCATTTCTCCGTCATGCGACCAATACGCCTGTCATGGAAGCGACATTGAGAAAAGGTGCTTCGCAGAATGCGTCAACCAGTATCACCATGGTCGGGTTCTCTGCCGCCACTGGTGTATCGGCAAACTACGCTACCGACGCTCAAGACGGCTGTATGTTCGTCGCCTCAACAACTGGGAACTGGAAAGCGGTCTGTCGAGCCACCACCGCAACGATTGTCGATACTGGTGTCGCGTCAAGTAGCGTGACCACAGGAGATGGTGTCTTTATGAAGTTCCGCGTGGAATTGCACAATCTCAACGGGACGAACTATGCGGTCTTCCGTATTCTTCAAAGTAAAACTGCATCATGGCAGACGGTGGCGACCATCAACACAAACATCCCAAGTGGGATTTCTTTGAACCCGATCGTGTCTATCGGAAAAGTCTCCGCAGGTCTTTCACCAGAACTCCATGTTGGTCGTATTCGTGTATGGTATAACGACCCACTGTGGTACTAGTATGAACAAAACACTAGGCACAATCTTGGTAGGAGCAACGATGCTTTCTGCACCGATTGTTCCTGTTGGGGAGATGAAACTTGTGAGTCAGTCATATCATGAATGCGGAGAGGAACAAACATATCTTCCTCGCATACCAAATGAGAAACCTGTTCCAGTTGAAAGAGGCTACAGTGACCCGTTATTTTGCAATGGTGGCTTTGCAGTGACTGAAATGGAGGACTCGGAAGGGAAAAAAATATACGACACGATGGATGTTGAGAGGTATTCAAGTACTACAAAGAAGGATGGGGAGCAATTTAATACCACAAAACAAGAGATGGTTTCTATCGCTGAATATCTCATACAGCCTATTCTCGCGGAAGCGTCTATTGGATATGTGAACTCTCAGATGACACTTACCCCTTCAACAGGAACTTCATACAATGTTTCTTATACTGCAAGTAGTAACACAAACACAGGAATTGTTTTCACATTTTTGCACTCTCCTCCAACAATAACAGGAGTTGCATATAATGGAGTTGCAGGCACTCTTGTGAAGAATGTACCTGATGGATTTGGAAATGGATTGACAATGTGGAGGGTAGAAGCTCCTGCAAGTGGAACACATAATATCACAGTGACATTATCTGCTACATCATATGTTGAGATGGTCGCTGTTGAATATGACGGGGTGGACCAAACAAATATGCAGGATGTGGAGGCGGATAATTCAGTATCAGGGTCACCCGCTTCACCCCTCGTTATTACTGGTACGGTGGTCACGAATGACTCATGGCTCGTCTCTGTGGTGCGAAATGCAGAAGCAGCAACAATGACTGCCTCTACTGGGGTAGGTGCAGTGAGACAATCTGGTGTCACTACTCAACAGAGTGTCGGTGATTCAAACGCGGGAGTTTCGACTGGTTCTCAATCTCAAACATGGACGACAGGTGGTGGTATTTTAAGTTTCGGGATCATGATGGGGATTAAACCGTATGTTGAACCCGTAGCTGCTATTTTCCCATGCATGGGAGGAGATAGATACGGTGACTGGTACTGCTTAAACTGATATAATATGTACATATGAAATACTTTTATCGTTTTCTTTTATGGGCGCTTGGAGGGTTAGAAGAACATCCGGTGTGCTTAAAACATAGGAACTGCATTCATAACCAGTAATTACTCATAAGTGTCAACTAAGATGGGAGAACACGCACACAAAGACGAGGAGATGAGCCGACAGATCCAATCTGCCATTGCTCCATTGACTGCGATTATCAACGAAATGCGCAACGAGATTCGCGCGATCAGAGCGGAAAACAAGGAGTTCCGAGACATTATTACTGGTGCTCGATTCCTTGCGTCAACGGGAAAAGCAGTCCTTGGCATCGGTGCTATCATCGCTATGTTTTGGGCGTTCTTCCTCGTCATTACTCACCAGGCAAAATGAACCACGAAATCCTCTACAAGCCCCATATGCCCACAGAAGAGCGAGGTCGATGTGCAGAGTGCGGGAAAGACGTGCTGGACCATATATGGTGGTGCATTTGCGGGACGGTGAGTGGAAATGGGATGTGCGGATTGAATATGGATAATCATTACAAACAACATTTAATAAACCAAAAATAATATGCCATATACCATCTCAAATCTTGCTTCTGCAATCGAGCGTGAAATGCACGGACGGACCACTGATCGTCTCCAAGATCTCTTTGAGACCGCATACCAAGCGGGGCTCATCTTGCTATCCCACTGTGACCTCAAGGAAAATCAACGATCTGTGCAGATCTCCCCACAGGTTTTTGATGGGGTAGACCTCTATTCTTCCCCGGAAGACTACAAAGCACCGATCGACATCTACCCTACGGGTGGGCGAAAATTCGGCTCCGAGGAAGAAGAGAACTTCCGTCGGACCAGCCAGCATGAATTTAGCATGAGGAACTCACAGGAAGCACCGATGATCTCGGAAAAGTGGAGAAACGGGACTCGGTTTCTCCTTTTGCGGAAGTATCCGAGCACGGGGAAGAAGGTTCAGCTGGAAAACTTTGACTCCATCACTGGAATCACGGCAAGTGGAGATGCTGGGACCATTGCAACGAATACGCTCCTTTTTTGGGAAGGTGCGGCATCGCTCTCGCTCGAACTCTCCGGAGCAACAGGAACAGCGACAATCGCTAAAGATCTCACGTCTCAGGATCTTACGAATTTCCGTCTCCTCTCCTCATGGTTTGTAAAAGTCTATATCCCATCAGGGTTTTCCTCACGGTTCACCTCGTTTACCCTCAAGCATGGGAATGATAGCGGAGTAAATTGGGAGAAAACCGTCACGACCCCGCATGATGGAACAGCATTTCACGATGGAATGAACATTTTGCGCTTTGATTGGTCCAGTGCAACGCAAAACGGAACGGTCGACGAGGCAGCGATGGACTATATGGACCTCACGTTCACCTATTCCGTCGGATCGGCTATCCCGGGAGTCCTTGTTGATGATTTCAATATCCAGCTCGGGACCATGTACGACCTCGACTACTACTCTAACTTCCTGTTCACCTCAGAAGCAGGAGTGTACCTCGAAAAACCCACCGCGCTCACAGATCGGATCATGCTTTCGTCGGAATCCTACAATATCTTTGCCGAGATCGCCGCGATGCTCGCGTGTCGCGAAGTCCGGAGCCTCCAAGACGACTACGATCGACTCTCCAAGAGCGTCGGGTATCCTGTTGACCAGAATGACCCGTTTAAAGGCTCTCTAGGGAACTACAAACGAATGAATCCGAGCGAGCGACCGGTGCTTACGACGGCTTATCATGATTTTGGCGTCTAATTATGACCAAAAAACTCCTCACAACCGAGTATGTAGGATATCAAAATGGCACCGAGGCCACGGCGACTGATCCTCGCGCCTTTGTCGCCGGATCAAAAAACTGGTTGATCGACACCGGACGCAAATCCTTCACATCACGCACTGGGTGTACGTTGCTCGGCGATGCCGGAACATCGAATCTCGGTATCAAGGGAGGGTTCCACTGGCGGACCTCAAACAACCTCTACTTCATTGGGCGATCATACGAACGCTACCTCGAAATTTGGTTTGCCGGAGCATGGACACGCATTATCACCAACCTCTCTTCTCCATACACCCAATTTGCAACATACTACGACAGCACGGAGAAAAAAGACCTCCTCTGCTTCGTCAATGGAGAATCTGCAATCAAAAATTGGTCCGGCGGCGCGGCGCTTATCGCATCGAATACCGCGACCACGCTCACAATGCAGGGATCATATACCGCTTCCACTATCGCTTTTGTGAACGGTGGTGCGAGTCCAGACACCATTACGGACACCGCAAACGGGTTTGTGACGGCTGGTTTTGCTTCTGGGGATACCATCAGTGTCTCGGGGAGCACGAGCAATAACCGAAAATTCACCATCGCGACCGTTGAAGCAGGGACGATCACCTTGGTCCCGGACGATCAGGTCACCAATGAAGCAGCGGGATCGCCAATTTTGATCCATAACGGCTTCCCGACCTGGGCAAGTCGTGGCTTTGTCGTGACCGGGACAAGAAAAGTACTCATTGAAGGTGTGGAATATGCGTACACCGGAGGAGAAGACACATCGGTACTGACCGGGCTTTCCGCTGTTCCTGCGCTGTCCGCGGGAACGATCGTCTTTCAGAGCGTGCGGAGCAACAATAACGCGTCGCCGTTCCCTACTGGGTACACCAATGACTACATCGGAAGCCAGCGGAATCAACTTTATATCGGATCAAAGACCTCACGGCTCATCTTTGGCTCAAAAACGACCTCCTACAGCGACTTTACCTACACCGCGAATCGGTTGCCGGGTGAAGGAATTGAACTCAACCTCGACACGTTTTGCGCCGGGTTTGAGTCGTCAAAGGATGAGATCACTATCTTCGGAGGGGCAGACGATATCTACAGTGTCGCGTTCCAACTCTCCGCAGACAACACCACAGAGGCAATCAGTATCGTCAAAAAGGACACCGCACCAGGGCAAGGGCTCATTTCCCCACTCGCAAAGACCCGTATCAAGAACGCGGTGGCGTATATCTCTCGAGAACCGACCCTCGATACCCTCGGAAACGTCGAAAATATCGCAGGAGAGCAAAATGTTCCGATCTCGGACATCATTAAGCGGGATTTTGACACCTGGGACTTCACCGACTGCTCCATGGTCTACTGGAAACGCAATATCGTTATCACTCTCCCGATGGAAAGCATTATTCTGCTCTACGATCTCCGCTATGGAATGTGGCAAATGCCGCAAGTGTTTGCGGTCGCGGTCGGAATCCTCGCAATTTCCGAAGACGGAGACCTTATTGGACATTCCTACGTCTCCAACGAGTCCTACACGCTCTTTTCTGGGCTCACGGACTCCACGGGGATCGCGGACTTCAATATCACCGCTATCGCCCGCCATGCGTACAACGACCATGGAAAGCCGGACGAAGAGAAAGGCTTTGATATCTACTACGTCGACGGGTATATTTCCAATGGAGCACATCTCGAACACCGAGCGTACTATGATTTTGCTGGGGATAAAGGCATCAATACGAAGGAAATCAACGCCGAAGAGGAGCGGTTCTTGTACGGAACGTCCGATGTGAACTATCTCGGCCGCAATCCGCTCGGGTCCAAACCACTCGGAGGTGGCGGGATCGAAACACTCCAAGGGTTGAACCGTTTCCGAAAGGAAATGACCTATCGCGAGAAGCCCTACTACGAAATGATCTCCGAATTCTACCTCGACAGTGAAGGCCAGCAGGCAACAGTCGTGAAGCATGGGCCGAATGTTTCCCTCTTCGGAACCAAAGACGGTTCAATTAGTGACTAAATAATGGTATAATACACACAATATGTTCAAAAAACTCTTCAAAACCACAAGTAATCTCCTCCTCATCACGATTCTCGGAGTCTCGCTCTTCGGAGGGATGATGTATTCGCTCCATTTGTCACAAAAACAGGCAGAAGCCGCCTTTTATCCTGTCCAGGCGAGCACAAAACGCCTTCATACAGGAATTTCTACCGTCTCAACCTCGGTCCGGCTTCGCTCCTTCAACGATCTTGGTGGAAATAAACTCACCATGTCCATGTTTGGCTCGATTGGGTACGTGACGTTCGACCCGGGAATCTCCGGCAAGGAAGAATCCGCGTCATTCACGGGGATCACCGACAATGGGGACGGGACACAGACCCTCACCGGGCTCACGCGCGGCCTCCTTGGTCGCTTGCCGTTTGGGGCAGGAGGAACTTCATATACCCATGATGCAAACAGTTACGCCGTGCTTTCAAACTCCGCCGACTTCTACCGTAAATTCGCTGTGCTCGAGAACGCCCAAACATGGTCCGCAGTTCAGACTTTTGGATCAACCTCTCTCCCGATCGTCGGGATCGACACGACCTCCGCGCAACTCTCCGCGGCGACTAACACCCTCGTCACCTACGGACTCCTCGCTGACACCTCTTTCGCCGGAACCGTCAACGGCTCTGAAACCGTCAAAGGCATCGTCGAACTCGCTACTGCCCTTGAATCCGCTTCCTCAACCGTCCTCGGCGCTACAGGTGCGGGACTCGTCATGCAGTCTCGCTATGCCACCGACACTCCCACTTCAGGCTGTGCAGTAGGTTACACAGGAACCGCAGGTGCGGGATGCTCCGTCATCGCTCGGCTTTCAGGAAAAATCTCTCAACTCTGGCTCGACATCTTCGGGACGAATAACACCTGGACTGGGACGAATACATTTAGTGCGACGACGACGTTCAATGCAACGACAACCTTTAACGGAGTTGCTGATGGACTTGTAAATCTTCAAGAATTTTCCGCGAGTTCCTCGTGGTCCAAACCATCAGGTGTGTCTTCTTCTTCCGTGATGCTTGTAGAACTCTGGGGTGGTGGAGGGGGAGGAGGTACTGGTGCAGAAGGTGGGGGAAATAGAGGAACAGGTGGTGGTGGAGGGGGAGGAGCCTATATTAAAACTTATATGCTGACTTCTGCTGCAACGTCTTCTGTTTTTTGTAGTATTGGGAAGGGTGGTGCATCAGACACGGCAGGAGGAAATACCGTATTTGGAACTTATCTCACTGCATATGGAGGCGGCGCAGGTTCAAATGACCCTGGGAATGCAGGCGTTGGTGGTGGTGGAGGAGGGGGAGGCAGTGCGGGCGTTGGTGGTAATGGTGCTATCAACACTGGCGCAAGTGGTGGAGGTACTAATGGAGGTGCGGCATCAGGTAATGCAAATTCTGGTGGAGGGGCAAGTACTGGTGTCATTAACGCTGGCCAAGGATATGAAGGGGGAGGAGGTGGGGGAGCAGGATCGAACAGTAACGGTAATGGAGGAGCATCTACATACGGAGGAGGTGGAGGAGCAGGGGGGTCTGCCTTTGTTGGTTCTGGTGGCGCAAGTATTTTTGGCGGTGCTGGTGGAGGTAGTACTGGATTGGACACGACTGGTGGAAACGGAAGTTACCCTGCTGGTGGAGGAGCAGGTGGGGTTGCTGATTGGGACGGAGGATCATCCTCTTTCGCAGGAGGAACTGGCGCAAATGGAAAGTGCAGAATAACAACCTGGAAATAACATGTCCATATTACCCGAACAAACAACAGCACTCGCAAATGCGATCCCGGAAGGGGGATACTCCGCGAAGCAACTCATCGACGCTTACAAAACAAGCGATGCTACCTACGCACTCAATTCGGGTAATCAGAACGATCTTTACGCATCCTCTCGATACGCCCGCGGCGCGGTGAGCACGGCAAGTCAGAAACTCGATCAGAACATTGCCCGGACGACCGGGGTGAACCCCGCACCGTATGGATACGGCGTGGATGGAAAACCAATTCCGAATCCGAATGCCTCTGGGCCGGTAAAGGAACATGTCCAAGCGGTCGACTCGGAGAACTTCAAGATCGCCTACGATAAGCAAGGAAACCAAGTTCAAATCCCCAAAAGCGCGAACGCTGCACAATATGGGTTTACCGACACTCAACCGGTCGGGGGAACTGCCGCAGGAACCGCCCAATCGGGAACTCAAACGGAAGACCCATATGCAAAAGCAATGAGCGACTACAATACGCTCCTCGACCAGAACGCCGCGGACCGCACCACCAAGGACGCCGAGTGGCAGTCCCGCCTCGACGAAACCCAAAAGAGCTTGATTTCTAGCATCGAGAAGAAGTATGAAGCACGACGCTTAAAGATGCAGGACTTGAACTCCCGCATGTTGGAAGGAAAACGTATTGCTGGGATCAGTGCGGGCCGGTCCCGATACGCTCCCGGGATGGAAGAGGGAGTGCTTTCTACTGCTGAACTCGATGGACAAGCACGTCTTGCGGAGATCGACGCCGAAGAACTCTCCCTCATCGCCCAGGCCAAACAGGCCCGGGACGAGGCTTCCTATAATGCGTTTGTGCAATCCATGGACCGCATGGACGCGCTGGCGAAGGAAAAACTCGATGTCATTACCAAATTGCACGAGAATGCAGTGGCACAGGACAAAGCGCTTGAAGACAAGCGGAAGACGCAGTTTTCGGAGTCTCAGACGCTTCAACAGAACTCATTGAAATTGGCAGACTCGTTGGCTCCGAGTGTCTCGGAAGTCCTCAAGGGTCTGAAAAGCCAAGAAGAAAAGACCGCCTACCTCACCGATGTGGGCAAGAAATACGGGGTAGACGCGGAAATTCTTATGTCTTCCATCGGAGAATACGAAACAGGGGCCACTAAAGATGCTCTGGATGTCAAAAATATCGAGAGCCAGATCGCGTCACGCCAAGCCGGAGACGCTCTTGAGGCACGCCGCGAATCCCGACTTGCTTCGCAAGACAAGAAAGAGTCCGTCGCCGCGAAAAAATCTGACGCCTTTGCGAGTATCAACTACCTCCTCACCCCGGAGGCACAGCAGAATGTCACCAAATCAGGCGGCATTCCCTATATGGACGCCAATGGCTATCTGACACCGGAAGGGTTCAAGACCCTCGTATCCGCAGCCGCGGAAAGTGGAGTCTCCCGCAAAGAGTTCCTTGCAGAGTACGGACCGATGCTCTATCTGGAGGAAAACAGCGCCGCTAAGTACGGGATCACCGCAGCGGAGGCAAAACTTCTCAAATCTGCCACGCCAACATCCGTCATTGATAAAGAGTTCATCAAAAAAACATACCCGGACCTCGATGAAGAAGAAACCCTGAATAAAGTGGATGGTTTCAGAAAGGCGGGATATACTGACAAGGAAATCATCGCATTACTCAACAAGGAATAAAAAATATGCCCACCCTCGAAGAACTGGTTACACAAGCGCGAGGATCGACTAAGGAAACACCGGCACAACCAAGTGTCGGTGGTTTGGATCAGCTGGTCGCCGAGGCTAAGGGTGCCGCGCCGATCATGCGGACTCCCACTAAATTGCAACAGTCGGTGCAGACGACCTATCCAGAAGCACGTCCGGAGCCGGTCGACACCAAAACGGTCTTCCAAAAATACCAAGACTGGGCAAAGGAATCACAGGTACAGGTATACAAGGATATTTCCCGTGGTTTCCTTGGACTCACGAACATCGGCTATGGGCTGAAAGGTATTGCGTTTGAGAAACTGGGCAATGAGAAGGCAGCAAAGGAAGCATTCGACGAGTATCTCCGCGGAGAAGAGATTGCACAGGAACAATTCGCTCCCAAGATCGGGACATACAAAAACGTCAACTCACTCGGTGGTGCGGCGCAATACGCGCAAGAGGCATTGCTCGAGAATCTTCCCATGTTCATCCCGTCTATTTTGACCGGTGGAATTGGTGCAAAGGCCGCAGAATTTTCGGCGCGTGGGATGGTTGCCAGTATGGTGGAGAAGCAAGTGGCAAAAGGACTCACCAAAGAAGCCGCGGAGCGCATTGTTGCCAAAGAAGTCACAAAAAGGATTGCGGTTGGCAGTACGATCGGAGCGGCACCGTCTGCGGTCGGGATGGAAACAGGATCGATTGCCGGAGACATCTACCGTGAAACGGGAGAGATCAAGTCTGGGAGCGCGTTTGCTGGTGGACTTGCGGCCGGTGCGCTTGATGTAGTCCCTCAGGTGATGGTGCTCAAAAAGGTATTTGGACCGAAAGTGGCATCCGAAATCACCGGCATTATGCTCAAAAAACTTGGTTTTGAAGGATCGAAACAGTTCTTGGTCGAAGGCGGCACCGAAGCGATCCAGACCTTCATCGAAAATGGCACCGTGTCCTTTGAGTCCGGGAAACCTTTCCTCAATGAAAAAACGCTCGACGAAATGGTTGACGCATTTCTCAAGGGTGGAATCGCTGGCGGCGGGATCGGCATTGGCGCAGAACTCTTTGACCAGGTGCGCAGCGGCGCAAAACTCACGCCGGAGCAGATTGCTGGGATCGAGCAGACCGGGCTTGGGGAACAGGTCCGCACCGCTGTTTCCGCGAATGGACAGGAAACGGTGATCTCCGACATCGAAGAACAACTTGGAGTAGACTTCCCGACCGCAAGCAAGATTGTGCAGATCGCAACAACTCCGAAAATCCCGACTCCTGAGGACATGGCACGCGACCTCCAAGCGATCCGCGACAACGTTGAACGCGCAGTAGCCATTCAAAAGCAAACGACCGAAGAGCTCGTCCCGAACGTCAACGCCCTCATTGAAAAGGTGAGCGAAGCAAAAGGAGACATCTCCGCGCTTGAAAAAGAACTCGAACAACTCCAAAAGATGCGCGAGGAACTGGAAAAGCGCCCGGAAGAAGAAGCAAAGATCGCTGCAGAGGCTATTTCGCTCCTCCCTGCTCCAAAATCCATGAAACTACTGGAAGCACCGAAGGACATAGAAAACGGCGATACGGTCAAAATCACGACAAAGGCGACGGGTGTAGCACGTGACGCTGAGGTCGTCGAAGTCCGCAAAGATTCCGTGGTCGCAGTGATTAAGGGAGACGCACATTTCCCGGAAGTCCCCATGGTCTACCCAATCGAACATTTCACCACAAAAATCAACCCTCCGAAAGAGAACGCTGGCGAAGCATACGCAATTTTTGAAGCAAAAAAGCAGGCGAGACGGGAGGCTTTCATAAAATCCCAGCAAGAACGAGTCCCGGAACTCCGCTCGAACGCGGAAAAAGCAAAGAAACACCCTGCTATTGCGAAGACGTTCACGAAAAAAGCGGACGAGATCGAGGGGAAGCAAGTATCTCCTAAACGCGCCGAGGCAGAGAAGAAACACGCAAAGGCAATGGCGAAGACCGAGGGGACGGCAGAAGACAAGGCAAAAGCAGAGGCATTCCCTGTTGGCGTTGGGTTTGGAACAGCAAAGCAGCAACAAAAGGGAGCTGAGTCGATTGACCGTACGATAAAAAATGCCACAGCAGAGGTGAAAGCGCGTGCGGAGCTGAAAAATATCACCGACGCAGAAAAAGGGTATGCCAAAATTACCGAGCGATACGCCGAAGCACTAGAAGCACAGCGAACAGGAAAGACAAAGAGTGGCATGGAAATCACAAAGGAAATGGCGAAAGAGCTCAAAGCAATCATTCGTCGCCTAGAGGTGCAGATGGGACGCGCGGAGCGCATGTACAAATTCACGCGCCCGTCGTTTGAAACTCCATCACCTTCCCGAGAGCAGGAAGCTGATATAAAGCCAGCAAGTAGCGTTGTTGGGGAGCTAACACTCGACGAAATCTTGGAAAAGAAGTTCAAAGGTCTGTCGGACAACGCACTATTCAAAAAAATCCAAACAAAAAAGGGGAACGTCGATGATGAGTCCTACGAGTTTAATCGTCGCTTGAAAGCAAAAGGAATGACTACTGAGGAGATCAGTGCTCATGTGGACAAACTTGTAAACCAAAAAACGCCAGAACAGCAGAAGGCAATCGACCTTGCCGAAGATACGTCGAAACTGCGCAAGCTCGCGGAAGAATCCACATCGACGTTCAACAAGTTCAGAGACGATGCGGTGGATATGTTCGGAACAGACAAATTGCAACAAATGATTGAAGACATGGGCGAAAAGAGCCTTGTGTCTTTCTACAACCGAATGAGGATGGGACAAATGGAGATATCAAAACCAGCTGCAAAAGTTTTAACGGACGACGAAGCATACAGCCTTGCAGAAGCAGAGTGGAGAGAGGAACAGGAGAAAGGAAAAGAAGCATACGAATTGTATCAGTTTGATAGCACTTTGGATTTTGCGCTAAAGGAAATATCCACAGACTCAAAGAATATGAGAGGTACGCAGAGCGAGTTGTGGGATATGTACCGTAATAAGAAAGGAACTAAAGAGGAGCGCGTTGCTTTGATGTTAGGTATTCTCCGTGAGAGGAAAGAGAGGTTGCTGGAAGCAAAAGAACAGTTTGACAAGGAAAAACAAGCAGAGGAAAAACCTACTGGCGCACTCACTCTCGAATCTGCTCACAAAATCGTCGATAACATCCGCACTGGAAAAACCACGGCGGAAGAACTCAAATCAAACTTTGAGCAATTTGTTGCACAGAAATCCATGTTCATCGAGGAGATAGGAAAGATGAGCAAGGAGGATATCATGAAAAAGTACCGTCTCGGATACCGCGCGCGACCATCCGACAAGAAAGCAGCTCTCGTCGAGCACGCATACAGATCCATGATCGATGCGTTCACTCCGAATAAAAACTTTTCCTGGTCTCCGTTCTCGGAAACCATCGAGCAAGCGACCGCACGGATTGTCTCAACTGTCACCGATGAAGACATCCAAACTGCCGCAAAGGAGCGCGAAGAAGCGATCGCACGACGCGATGCAGAACGTGCAAAGGTTGCAGAAGGAATGAAAAACCCGCAGACACTTGAGGACTTCCGTAATCTCGCAGACGCAAACGGATTGGACTCTCTCACCACTGAACAGCGGATCAAGTACGATGAACTCCAAGCCCAAGCGGTAAAAGAGCGCACAGAGAAGGAAATCAAGCAAAAAGCACTCGTCCGTGGAGTGGACGCTGGCGTGGGCTTTGAAATCAAGCAGACTAAGCACACCAAGACAGGGGAAGATATCTTTATCGTAACCATGGGCGCACGTGTGGAAAATGATATATATTCACAACTTGTAAAATCGGCAGGAAAAATAGGAGGATATTACTCAAGGTTTTCAAAAGGTTTTATTTTCAAGACCCCAGAAGATGCAGAGGCATTCATGAAGGCTGGACAAGGTGAAACCGTCGACGCTTCTGAGAAAATTACCGAGCGCAAAGAGGAGCAGAAAGGCAAGACGACAAACAAACTCGCAGCTGCGGCGGAAACGCTCGAAGAACGCGCAACCGAGAAACTGAACCAAGACCGAAAGGCAAACACCGCACGACGCGCAAGTATGGCCGCAAGCGCAGAAGCAGATGCGCGGTATGACATCCAGCTCGCGCGCACGATGAAGAATCTTGCCGGGGCAATCGCATCAGGTCGGGCAAAGTTCCTCGATGGGATCACCGCAAAGACTCATATCGAACAGATTGAGTTGCTTATTCGACGCGCAAAACAAAGAGAACTCAACAGAAAATACCCGGACTACGGAGAACGATTGAAACATGCCGATGAGCCCGTTACAGATGAAACTATCTCCGAACTCCGCGTAGAAGATATATTCTATCCCTCAAAAGGAGAAATATGGCAAAAGGAAATCATTGAACCGAACTTGAATAAGCCGGGGATGAAACTTCTTGCACGCCGTTTTCAAAAGATCATCCCGCAAGGAGAAAAGGAGTGGCGCCCAGGGAACCCGGATGCTGCTGATGGGGTGTACGAACTCATGATGTCCACAAAAACATCCGCATACTCACCAATACGCAACGAAATGGAGAGTTACCGCCGTCTCCGCACGATGGGAGTGGTTTCTTTGCCACAAATGCGTGCAATGATCCGAGAATATGTCACTTTCCGTGGCGATGCGGTCGAAGCTGACAAAGCCAAGGAACTTGAACGCGCCCTTGTGGGTGCAAAAGTAGGCTTCGACTTCTTCCCTACTCCTAAAGGTGTAGCGTCACAGATGGTCCAAGAAGCAGGAATAACCGCTGGAATGAAAGTCCTTGAACCATCCGCAGGAAACGGAAATATCGCCGAGGCAATCAAAGAAGCAGGCGCAACGCCGGACGTGATTGAACTCTCCTCACAGCTCCGAGAGGTACTCGAAGCAAAGGGCTTCAACGTCGTCGGGCAAGACTTCCTCGATCATACTGATGGAGGCTATGACGCTATCGTGATGAACCCGCCGTTCTCGAACAACGCGGATATTGAACATGTCCGACATGCGTACGACCTACTCGCTCCGGGCGGTAAACTCGTCTCTATCGTCG